AAAAAAACACAAAAACGAAAATAAATTAAATATATTCACATATTTCAATATGATATTTATTATTTGTAATACTTATTTTAAAAGGTTTTCCACAACCATAAATTAAATTATTAATAATATAAAAATCACACATTTCTTTTTTGCTATGTGGGTCAATTTGAATATTATTATTTTTAAAAATACCGTGTCTAAATATACCACAATTTAGTTTTTCAATAATGATAAAATTATTACAATGAGGACATTTTAATATATTTTCTATTTGAGTTGTCATATTTTATAATATTAAAGATATTAAATAAAAATATTAATAATATAATATTATAATGTTATATTATAATATAACATTACAATGGCAGGAACTTTAATTTTAAAAGGTAACAGATGTAAAAAAGGTACTAGAAGATGTCGAACACATAGACGAGGTAAAACGTGTGTTACAATTAGTAATGAACATCGAAGAAAATGTACAAAAGGATATAGAAAGTGTGCAAATGGTCGATGTTATCAAAAATTTAATATTTAAATGAATAATTAATATAAATATTAAAAATATTATTAATATTAATATTAATTATTAAAAAAAATTGAAATATAAATATTACTTAAAAACAATGATATTATTAAGTAATCAATTCAAATGGATTTAAATCAAAGAAAATTAAACAAATCCGAATGGAACTCTATTGAGGTTCCCGTTTCTAAAAATGAATTAGAAGTTTTACTTTTAATTATTAAAGGTTATGATGATGTTAATATTAGGATAAATAACAACTCTTCCATTTTTACATTTTTAAAAATGGAATATAATTTAAAAATGGAAGATTATTTATATAATAAATATTTACGTGAAAGATGTAGTAAAATAGAAATTGAATTAAAAACTATAAATCCAAATTATATTAAAATAAAAATAATTGATGATGTAAAAATAAATTCTGCGAATAAAATTAGATTAGAGAGAATAGATGAATCATCTTTAATACAAAATAATATATATGAATTTATTATATTAACACATATTGAAGCAATGTTACATTCTAAAAATAATAATAATAATAAAATGTATCATTATCATTATTATACATTATATAAATTAATTAGAAATAATATAATTAATTTAAATCGTCATCTTAAAGAATTAACAAATAAAATATTGGAAAATTGTATTAATGATATTAATTACGGAATAATAATTTCAAATGCTGTTGAATTTATTGAAAAAAATGGAGATTTATTAAAATATGGAGATATGATGCTTTATGAACATCAAAAAGAAATATTCACCTTTTGTAAAAAAACAAATCCAAAAATGATATTATATATGGCACCAACTGGTACTGGAAAAACACTTACACCTATAGCATTATCTCAAGAAAATAAAATAATTTTTGTATGTGCTGCAAGACACGTCGGATTAGCATTAGCCAAATCAGCTATTTCAGTAAATAAAAAAGTAGCCTTTGCGTTTGGTTGTTCTTGTGCTGATGATATTCGTTTGCATTATTTTGCGGCAAAAGAATTCACTAAAAACAAACGTACTGGTGGAATTGGTAAAGTCGATAATAGTGTAGGTGATAATGTTGAAATTATGATTTGTGATATTAAATCATATATTCCTGCTATGTATTATATGTTAGCATTCTTTCCGCCAGAAGAAATAATATTATATTGGGATGAACCTACAATTACTCTTGATTATACTAATCACGATATTCACGCTACAATTAGACAAAATTGGAAACAAAATAAAATACCAAATATTGTATTATCTTCTGCTACACTTCCTAAACAAAATGAACTTACTGAAACTTTACCTGACTTCTTAAATAAATTTTCTGGAGCAGAAATTTATAATATCGTTAGTCACGATTGTAAAAAATCTATACCAATAATTAATAAAGATGGATATGTTATGTTACCTCATTATTTAGATGAAAATTATTTGAAAATAATAGATATTGCCCGACATTGTAATAATTATTTAACACTTTTGAGATATTTTGATTTAAAAGAAGTTGTTGAATTTATTAGTTATATTAATACACATAATTTTGGAACACTTAAAACACAATTAGATAGACATTTCGAAACACTTGATGATATTAATATGAAAAATATTAAAATGTATTATATATATTTACTTCAAAATATTGATCCACAACATTGGATTACTATATTCACTCATTTTAATAAAATTAGACAACCTAGAATATTTGAAAATCAAACTATTGATATAAAAGGACAACCTATTATTAAAATAAATAGTATTGGTCCTGGTTCTGGTAATTATAGTGATTCTATTTCTAATCAATTATCTGGAAAACCTATTATTCGATTAACTAGTGAACAAATTATTCCAACACAACCACTTATACCTATTAAAATCGGATCTTCTGGAATTTATGTTACTACTAAAGATGCATATACATTAACAGATGGACCTACTATCTTTATCTCAGATGATATTGAAAAAATAGCCAAATTTTGTATTCAACAAGCAAATATACCACCATTAGTTATGGATGAAATTATGAAGAAAATTGAATATAATAATATTATTAATACTCAATTAAAAGATTTAGAATCACGTGTTGAACAAATTAAAGATGCTGCTGATGCAAAAATACAAAATTCAGTGTTTGGATCTCATAACGGTCATACTATTATTGGGAGAAATAAATCTTCTAAAGGAATTAAAAAATTAAATAAAGAACAACCTGATGAAATGGAAAATAAAGGAACATTGTCTAAATTAACTCAAGAAATCACTTCATTAAGAAATATGATTAAATCTGCTACATTAAATGATACTTTTATTCCAAATAAAAAAAGACATATTGATAAATGGACTAATAATAATATTAACACAACTGGTGCATTTACTAGTAATATTGATGAAATAACTGTTTCTGATATTATGGCATTAAATGGTGTGGATAATTCTTTGAAAATTCTGTTAATGATGGGAATTGGAGTTTTTATTAATCACGAAAATATTACTTATACTGAAATTATGAAAAAACTAGTTGATGAACAAAGATTATATATGATTATTGCTAGTAGTGATTATATTTATGGAACAAATTATCAATTCTGTCACGGTTATCTTAGTAAAGATTTACAGCTTACTCAAGAAAAAATTATTCAAGCTATGGGTAGAATTGGACGAAATAATATTCAACAAACTTATACTGTTCGATTTAGAGATGATACACAGATTTTAAAATTATTTACAGCAGAAACAGAAAAACCCGAAATTATTAATATGAATATATTATTTAATAGTAAAAAGGTCATTTGTCAATCTAATGTATATATTGAAATTCCAGATGATGAAATGGAAATGAATTCAGTTAAATCAATCGAATGTGTTTAAGTATTTGAATTATTTATAATGTATAAAAAAAATTTATAACACAAATTTATAACAAAATTATATAATATTATAAATTTTTTATTTTATATAATATTATAAATTTTTTATTTTATTTTATTTTAATACAGCATAGTCGTATTCTATTACATTATCTTCTACTAGTAATTCTAGAGTTATTCCTAATGGAAAATATCTTTTTTTATTTATACATATTTGACTCATAGTTTTTAATTTTTTTATAAAATCTGTAATATTATCCATATCATTTTCATTAAATGGATTAATACATAAATGTAAATTTATATCTATTGTATTTAATGCACATTTATCATGCAAAAATAATTGTGATAACATAGTATCATTCATTAATTCATCATTACCAAATCGATGGTTTGAATTACAACTTAAATCTACCAAATTTTTAGGTAAATCTAATTTTTGTATTAAAGTACAACTAACATTTAAATGAAATAAATTTTTATATAGTTGAGGTAATTCACTTATTAAAGTACAACTACAATTTAAATTATTTATACTAAAAGGAAGTGGAGGTATTGAAAGTATTTTAGTATAACTACAATTTAAATTGTATAATTTTTCTAAATGTTCTATTTCTGGTAAATAAGTAATTGATGTATGACTACAATTTAAATCTCCTAGTTTTGGAGGTAATAAATCAGGTAATGAAATAAGAGTTGAATTATTATTACAATATAATACTTGTAATACCGACTCTTCTGAAAATATAGGCAAACTTATTAATTGATTATTAGAAATATTTAATGATTTTAATGTAATGGGTAATTCACCTATTGTTTGTATTTGATTATCTTCACATAATAATACAAATAATAGAGGTGGTAAAATAAGTAAACTTTTTAATTGATTCCTAGAAACATCCATTTTCGTTAATGTAATAGGTAAATTTGGTAATATACGTAAGTAATTTTTACAACAATCAAACTCTTTTAAAGAAGTTGGTAATTTATCTAAATTACGTAAGTAATTATTAGAAATATTTAATACTTCTAAAGAATCAGGTAAATCAGGTAATTCGTGTAATGAATTACCTGATACTTTTAATATTTTTAAATGCATAAATTGTAAACAATTAGGAATTTTTGTAATTTCTTGATAATTCGTACATAAACTAATTATATTTGGATTATTTTTAATTAAATTATCAAATAAATGATTTAAATTAAAATTAGAATAACTTCTAGAATTTTCTCTATTTACTCGTAAATGAGTAACATCAGAAGGAACACGTTGATGTTCATTTTTAGACTCGTCGTTTAAAGTTAAACAATAATGACTTTCCATTATATCTTTGTTAAATGTAATATATTTATTATTTACAAACTATTTCAATTTTATTTAATACATAAGTATATTATATTTTTTATTTTTTATTTTTTTTACTTTTGTTGTTTGTAAAATTATTTTTTAAAACAGGAATTTTAAAAGATACGAAACAAATTGCTGAAAAAACAGAACCATTTTTCTTTTTGACATTTAATGAATTATAAATAAAATCTTTACCTGGATAAATGGTTATTCCTTTATCTGTAATATTATTTTGAAATAATTTTAACTCATTTTGTATTTTACCTAATCCTCTTCTTTCAATCAATTCTTTAATAGATTTTGATAAACTCATTTCTGTTTTTTTTTTTTCAATATCTTCATTAGAAGGTTTTTTTTCAGTATTTGAATATTCAACCGCAAATCCACCCATCCATTTCCCTTCTTTATTGAAAACATATGTTGTCATAATACCAGAACTAATAAATGATCCTTTAGGTCCATTTGTTTGTGCTTTTATACATTCAAGGACTTCTCCCCATTGTAATCTTTTGAGACCTTCTTCTTTGGTTATTTCTTTTGAAATAGTTGGAATCACACTTGTATATTCAACAATATTACAATTTTCAATTCCTGCCTCTGTTAAAGCTTGGTCATATGAACCAGTTTCATATTTTAATCCTTTTGAACCAGCATCTGATTCACCTTTTCCACTTGTTAAAAAATATTCATATGGTACTCGATTACCCAATGTAATACTCATTATTATATTAATATAATATTTTATAAATTATTATTAATTTATAAAATAATTAGCATTTTTAAGGTGAAATGTGTAAATAAATAAATAATATTGATAATATATAATTTAAACTCCTTAATTGGAGTAAGCTAATCCACCCATTCCAGACATAATTCTCAACACATTATAATTAGTGGCATAAACACGAACTTTTGCAGTTTTGGTTCCTTCAACAGTTGCATTAGATAAGACTAATTGAAGAGTTGCGTTATCAATTCTTGAGAAGTTACATGTTCCACTTGGTTGATGCTCTTCAGGGCGTAGAGCAAATGAATACACGTTAATACCTTCATCAGGATTTCTTGTATGTGCCTGGTAAGGTTGAACCCAAGAAAAGTAAGATCCTTCACGCTCTGAGAAACGATCTTGTCCATTAAGTTGTAATTTAGCAGTAACAACTGGATTTTGACCCCAACAATGCATATCAAGAGACGTTTCAGTAAGCACAAATGTTCCAGCATCTGAAACACCTGAATTATCCAAATGAGGAGCAGTTGTTCCAGAGTTCAATAGAGCACTCATAGCAGGATCAGTTCCAACTGGATATTGCACTTGAGGACCTCCCAAATTAGCCTCATTATAAGGATTTGAAGGTCCGTGCCAGTACCCAGTAAAACCAGGAAATTCATCACCAGGTTGGTAATCTAAAGCACCAGCATCTTGGAATAGACCACGAGCATCAATATATGCTCGTGAATCAGACGCAACCGCAGCAGGTCCTCCAAATGCGTGAACCGCATTTGGTAATGCATCAATCGCATCAGTATAATTAAATGGTTGAGCACCTAATACTTTAAATAAAAGAGCATCACACGTTAAAGAAGAACAATAATCCACATTTTGATCGGGTTGAACAACCCATATCAATTCTTTAACAGGATGATTAAAGTTAAGCTTAATTTTATTCGAAGATGAACCAACAGATTCATCTCCTGTAAATTGCAGCTGACCAATTAAATATTCGTGAGGGTTTTGTGCCATTCTACGACGTTCGTCAGTATCTAAAAATACATAATCTACATAAAGAGAAGCAGCCACCAATGATTGATTGTAAGCAATAGTTGCAGGAACTGGACGTCCTACAGAATATTGCCCACTTTGTCCTGAATAAGGACTGGTGTTGCAGTTCAAAGTAGTTACTGCCC